TCAATGGGTGAGTAGTTGTTAAGAGCAAGACCTGTCATGACGTCTCTATTACTGCGTCGGCTAACAAATTCAGAAAGAATCTTGGCTCTATCAATTTCATTAAGAGCCCTGGAAAATGAAGTTAGTCCAAAGTCTAAGTACATTAGTTTTATTCTGGTAAAGTGGTGGTTTTGGTATTCAAGGTTAAATGCCGACAAGCTCCCGCTCGTGATTGTTGCTCTCTCGAATCAGGATCATTCCGTTGTCTTGCTGGGCTTTTTTGGCAATTTTGTATAGGGCTATTGCACGTCTAAAAATGTCTGACCAAGTTATTCTGTTTTCTTCTGCAATTTCTTGCAGTTCGTTGGCGAGCTGTTCGTCTATATAAAGCTCAAATGTTTTTATTTTGCTCATTAGTTTTCCTCTGTTTGTGCAAGGGCATTTCGGACGCGGATCCAATTCTCGGGTTCTGGTCGCCTATCGCCTTCAGTGAGAGATTCAAGGTCCCCAAGCAGCTCAGCACATAAAGTCCTCCAATCAATTTTTGTTGTCGTAGGATTATCTGGAACAAAATCAATAATGTTTCCCTTTTCGGCTTCTTCTAATGCTTTTGCAAAAAGTCCAATTGCACAATCTATAACTACCGCCTTTGAAGTGCCAAAATCTTCTGCTAGTTGCTCTAATTTTTCAACAAAACTAGGCTTAACAAGAAGTTCAAACCTTATGAGTATTGATTTGGGTCTTGAAAAGAGTGACCGAATAAATTGAATCATTGATTTTGCTCAGATAAGTTTTAGTATCGCGTCAGAATAAATGGCTTAACAAGCCCATCCTTTACTCACGCAAGGAGCCCCTAGCTCTTTAAACATTTCACTTTCTGTCCTGTCAGGTTTCCCTGAAAAATTAGGACTAGGATTTTCTTTTGATAAATTAAGATATCTTTCTCTTGCCTCAACGTAACTTGATTGAGAACTGGCCACTTTACTTGCTAGTGCCATTAAACTTTGCATCATTTCACGTTCAACAACCTCAGGAAAACTTTCTGGGGATTTAAACCTTTCAATAATTCTTAATCGGAGTGTTGTATAATCATTCCAAACTGATGCTGCATAATTTCTAGCATTTTCCGTTTGTTCTTTTGCCTCTTCTAGTTGCTTTTTATAGTTATCATGTGCCACTTGTTCGACGGCTATTCCTTTAAGCAGTTCTGCAATGGTTGAAAAATGGGAATTAGTCATGGTAAAAAGATTTATTTGGACTTTACGAGAATACACCCATTATTCAAATCCGTCAACTACCCTTGTGCCAATTTCTTGATTGTCATATACCCACTTGACTTTTTCAGGAATGGGTCTAGGATCGGTTTGTCGGTTTGATGGATATGTTCTAGTATTAATTAATACTTAATAATTATCAGATAACTCTAGTGACTACTTCGTAGATGTTTCCTCCAGAAACATAAAACTAAAACTTGTTTAATCCGTAGGATTGTTCTCCGAAGGAGAACTATTTAATAACTGTTCTAGTTTGTTTCGCATAATATTCACATTAGATACATATCCTTGTTTTTTAGATAATTTCTCTTCATAAGGATCCACATAACCAATCATATTCTTTTTAGCAATAAACTTCAGATGATAATTGATAATATCTTTATCTTTACATTCACTTAAAGTAATAATATTATTTCTATTAACAATAAACATATCATCTGATGCAGTCTTTAACCAGGGTTCAATTTTATAACCATAATCACCATTTATTATTTTAATTTCACTGATAATAACCGGTTCATAAAGCATCAGGAAATCTTTCTCTGGTAGGACAATAGCGAAAATCTCTTCTCCAGTCGTTAGCTTGATTGTAGCAGGAAATTCCATCTTTGTCAAGTCTCTTCCACCTATTTAGGGGGTTGACAAAATCCGGTTTTGGTGCTACAATTCCACTAAATACCAATTAAGGAAAAAATATGATCACTACATCAGTAATGACAAAGAATAAGCGTCCAGCACATTACGTCAACAATAAAGAGTTCTTGGATGCCCTGGTCCAGTATAAAATAGACTGTAAAAGAGCAGCCGAGAATAATGAAAAGAGACCACAAATCCCAAGATACATAGGAGAATGTTTTCTTCATATCGCAACAAGATTTGGTTATCAGGGAAATTATGCAAATTATTCATTTAAAGAAGACCTGATTTCTGATGCGGTCGAAAATATGTCTAGGTACATTCTAAATTTTGATCCAGAAAAATCAACCAACCCCTTTGCCTACTTTACACAGATCACTTATTATGCCTACCTAAGGCGAATCAAAATTGAGAAGAAAGAATCCGAAAAAAAGTCAATGATTATTGAAAGACTGAATTTTAGTGAAGTCATGTTTGATGATGGGGAATGCACTGATAATTATTCAGATTATTCTTCTATTCGTGATAATGTTTATTTAAGGAATCGCATCCAATGAGACTACAAAGTGAAGAGAGACAGTCTAAAATAAAAGAAGATAAAAGAAAAGTGATGATTGAAAAACTGTTTACTAAATTAGAATCTTCTGAGGACAGGGCGTTATTGTTGCTCCTGGTTCAGTCTTATAAGGATGAGATTGATGGCTAAGTTAGCAATAATCACAGACACCCATTACTGCGCCAGGAAGTCTTCTAAACTCTTCCAGGACTATTTTGAGCTGTTTTATAAAAATATCTTCTTTCCTACATTAGAAAAAGAAGGAATCAAAACTGTTCTTCATTTGGGTGATGCCTTTGACAATAGAAGATCTATTGATTTTGAAGGTCTAGAATGGACCCAGAGAGTTGTCCTAGAACCTCTTAGGAATTATGAGGTTCATATGATTACGGGTAACCACGACATTTTTTTACGCAGTTCTAATAAAATAAATTCTCCTTCACTCCTTCTTCAACAATATAAAAACATTCACGTTTACTCAGACCCAACCGAGGTCAATGTAGAAGGACTAGATATTCTCTTTATTCCCTGGATAAACACTGAGAATGAGGAATCGGTCTATGAGGCCGTCAGAGGCTCCTCTGCGCGGCTTGCAGTGGCCCATCTAGAGCTAAATGGCTTCGTGGCCCACAGAGGACATGTTATGGAAGATTCAAGAGATCCTCAACCGTTCTTAAAATTTGAAAAGGTCTTCTCTGGTCACTATCACACCAGATCTGATAATGGAAAGATTTTTTACTTGGGTAATCCTTATGAGATCTACTTTAATGATGTTGACGACGTTCGGGGATTTACTATTTTTGATACTGAGACCTTAGAGCACGAACATGTTAATAATCCTTACAAGTTGCATTATCAAATTGTTTATGATGAGGACAAGATCTTTATTCCAAAGGACCTAGAAGGAAAACTTGTGAGGGTAATTGTAAGAAACAAGAAGGACGTAAGAAAGTTTGAAAAGTTTATTGAAAAAATAAATGATCAGGGTCCTTATGAAATGAAGGTAGTCGAAAATCTTGAATTCTCTACTATCGGATCTTTAGAAAATATTGAAAGTGAAGATACCATGAGCATTTTACATTCCTATATTGATGAGACGGACGTTACGTTGGATAAAACCAAGGTAAAAAATATCATCAACGATGTTTATAAGTCTGCACTGGATATGGTCTGATGTTTGTTATTACATTAGCAAGTGGTGAGGAAAAAGGGGCTTTTTCGGTTATTAATGAGATGGGCGAAAAGGTTATTCTTTTCTTTGAAGACAGAGACGACGCAGAACGATACGTTTTAATGCTTAATGAGATGGGCATTGATGAATTGAATATCGTAGAGCACGATGAAGAGATGTTAATAAAAACCTGTAAATTAGTCGGGTTTAAGTATTGTAAAGTTAGTAGTCATGATTTTGTAATTCCACCAGGTTATCCAGATGATCGTTTTTAAAAAAGCCAGGGCCAAGAATTTTCTTTCGATTGGCAATAATTTTCTTGAGTATGATTTAAATATTGATAATATGACCCTTTATAAGGGCCGGAATTCTATGGGTAAATCTATTTTATCTAGTATTTTGGCCTTTGCTCTTTTTAAAAAGCCGTATAGGCAGGTCAATATTCCTCAACTGGTCAATAACATAAACAAAAAGGATTGTATTGTTGAACTAGAATTTCAGATCAATAAGACTGAATGGAAAGTCGTAAGGGGTCTGGCCCCGGCGGTATTTGAGATTTATAAAAACGGCGAACTGCTTGATCAACATTCATCAGTAATTGAGCAGCAAAAATGGTTTGAGCAAAATGTCCTAAGGATGAACTTTAAGACGTTTACCCAGATCATTGTTCTTGGAACTGCAAACTTTATTCCTTTCATGCAATTAAGCCCTTCGGACAGAAGAGAAGTGATAGAAGAGCTTCTTGATATAAAAGTCTTTTCTTCAATGAACGTGTTGGTTAAAGACAACATAAAGAGCCTTAAAGATAACACTAAACTACTTCGGGTCAAAGAAGTTGGCCTTGAGGAAAAGATTGAACTTCAAAAGGAATTTATTGAACAGATCAAACAAAAAGATTCTGCAAACCTTCAGGATAAAAAAGACAAGATCAAGAAGTATCAAGAGTTTATTACGGAACTTTATAATGAAAACAAGGCCCATACGGATGAAGTGAATTCTCTTAATGAAGAGTTAAAAGGTTTTATAAAGGCCTCGACCCAATTGAAAAAGTTGGGTTCTTTAAAAGGCAAACTATCCCAGAAAATAGAGTCCTTAAAGGAAAATCATTCTTTCTTTGAGCACAATGATGTCTGCCCTACTTGTTCACAGGACATTTCCTCTGAGGTTAAAGAGCAAAAGTTAAGAGAATCTGAAGAGAATATTGAAAAGGTGTCCAAGGGCTATTCAGATCTTATGCAGACCATAAAGGCCGAACAAAAGAAAGAAAAGAAGTTCCTGGAATTATCGAACCAAATTTCTGTACTAAATCAAAAGATTTCTGAGAACCAGGCCACCATGAATCAATACACTAAATTGGTTGTCGAGATCCAGGGTGAAATTAAATTGATGAGTAAGGTTGATGATCTTCAAGAAGAAAATGCAAAGTTAGAATATTTTTATGAAGAACTCCATAAGATAAAGAACGAGATTATTGGTAATATAGACCAATCTCAGTATTATGATTTTGTTAGTAACTTGTTAAAAGATGGTGGTGTCAAGACGGTTATTATTAATAAATATCTTCCTTTGATCAATCAGAAGGTTAATGAATACCTGAGGATGATGGACCTGTACATTAATTTTACCTTGGACGGAGAGTTTAATGAGACAATCCTGACAAATACTTTTGAGAACTTTACTTATGGTAACTTCTCAGAAGGCCAAAAGCAGAGGATTAATCTGGCCCTTACTTTTGCCCTTATGTCGGTTGCCGCAATGAAGAATTCGGTTAATACGAATTTATTGATTCTTGATGAGATTCTTGATGGGTCGATGGATTCTGAAGGAATTTCCTTGTTTTTGAATATCATCAGACAAGAGATGAAGGATAAGAATATCTTTATGATATCGCATAGGGATAACTTGGACAGTAAGTTCGATAAAATTATTCTTTTTACAAAAAAAGGACACTTTACGTTTAAGGAACAAATTAACTAAATAGTTTATAGTTTAATTGATATACAAATGGATTTCACTCTACTCGCAAAACTGAACGAATCATATCGCCAAGGTGTTTATGGTGAGGAAACTCTTTCTGAAGAAATCCTTTCTGAAGAAATCCTTTCTGAAGAAGAATTGGCCGATATTATCCAGTGGGTCGAGTCTCTTGTCCAAGAGGGATATGATCTTGATCAATTCAGTGATGAGGAACTTTATACAGCTTACTTAGAAGAAGCCAAGGGTGAAGGACCTGAACATGCTAAACCAGGAACTAAGACATATCAATCCGTTTTTAGGGGATATAAACCAAAATCTCCATCTGAAAAAGAAGCAATGCACCGTGGTTCTGGATCTAAGGCAAAGAGAAGAGCCGATAATATGGAAGAGAGTGTAGACCTCTACGACATTGTTTCTGAATATCTTGTGTCAGAAGGTTTCTGTGATTCTTATGAGGACGCAGACGTAATCATGGCCAATATGTCTGAAGAGTGGAGAGAGAATATTTTAGAAGAAACCAAAAAAAAGTAATAAGGGCCGTAGTCAAAATTTTAAAAAAGAGTACAAAATCAAAACCAGCCCAAGCAGTAAAAAGATTCGTAAAATACACGGCTCTCGGTGCCCTAATTCCCTGACCACTTGACAAAACCCCAAAAACGTGTTAAAATTCCGGTATCTCCCACAGGAGAATTGGTTTTTTAACAATTATTATGGAATCGAATCATTTTTGGAAATTTAACGAAGATAAAATCTTAAAACAACTTGAAGAATATCTTAAATCAACTTATAATCAACATTACGTTGATCGTAGTTCTGGTAGTAATGACCAGACTATAGATAAAATCAAACATAGCAGGCGAGAAGGTTTCTGTGCCGGTAATGTAACAAAATATATTGATCGGTATGATACAAAGGGAACTCCCCGAGCAGATCTATTTAAGGTTCTTCACTATACTATGCTTCTTATTAACCATCTCAACCTTATTGAAAATAATTAATCCTACATTATGGAACTATCTGCCGAAACACTAGCAATCCTAAAAAACTTTTCTAATATCAACCAATCAATCTCGGTTAGCCCAGGAAATTCTCTCAGGACTATAAAGGTCTCCAAGACCGTTCTGGCCGAGGCCAAGATCCAAGAAAAGTTTGAGTCCGGATTTGCCATTTATAATCTCAATCAATTCTTAAACAGCGTTAATCTTCTAGGGAGTGCTGATCTAGATTTCTCTAACGAAAAGTACATGATTCTGACTGAAGGTAAAAGGAAGATTAAGTACTTTTATGCAGACCCGTCAATTATTGTGTCTCCACCCGATAAAAAGATGAGTCTCCCTTCCCAGGACGTTTGTTTTGTAATGGACCAGACTTCTCTTGATAAGATCATTAAGGCCAAACAAATCTTCTGTCTGGACGATCTTTCCGTTGTTGGTGATGGAGAAAAAATTGAACTAATTGTTCAAGACAAAAAGAACGATACCTCAAACGAGTATTCAATTGAAGTTGGCACAACGACAGAAAAGTTCTGCATGAACTTTAAGATTGAAAATCTCCAGTTTTTCCCTGGCAGTTATGAGGTTGTTCTTTCTAAAAAGAACATTGCTAAATTCTCTCATCAAAAAATGTCCCTGGTTTATTGGGTCGCAATGGAACCTGATTCAAAGTTTGAAAGTAATGAATGATTTTCTTTTTGTCGAAAAATATGCATCTAAAAATGTATCCGAATGTATTCTCCCAAAGGACATAAAAAAGGTCTTTCTTGAAATTGAAGAATCGGGAAATGTCCCGAACATGATTCTTGCTGGTCCTCCTGGGGTTGGGAAGACAAATCTGGTCAATGCCTTGGCAAAAAGTCTTGATCGGGACTTTATGAAAATTAATGGATCTAACGAGAGGTCCATTGATGTAATTCGTAACAAGGTAACAGAATATGCCTCTACAGTTTCGCTTTCTTTTTCAGGGAAGAAGATTCTTCTTATCGATGAAGGAGATAATTTAACCCACGATGCCCAACTTGCCCTAAGGGCGGCTATTGACGAATTACAGCATAATTGTGCTTTTATCTTTACTTGTAATTATAAAAACAGAATCATTCCAGAAATGTTCTCAAGATGTCCAGTAACCGATTTCACAATTCCTTCTAAGGAAAGACCTGCACTTGCACAGCAATTTAGTGATAGAATTGTTTATATTTTAGAGCAAGAAAAGATTCAATGTGAAGACGACAAGATCATTACTAAACTATTGATCAAGTACTTTCCTGATTTCAGGAGGATTCTCAATGTCTTGCAGCAATACTCTAATTCTGGTGTAATCGATTCGTCCATCCTGGCCCAGGCCGCCGATATAAAAATCTCGGCCCTTTATGATCACTTAAAGCAAAAGAACTTTACCGAGGTCAGAAAGTGGGTTATTAATAATCTAGACAACGACCCGAATGTAATCCTAAGGAAGTTTTATGATGGCCTTGAACAGGTCATGGTGAAACATTCTATTCCTCAGGCCATTTTGATTATTCATGATCATATGAGCAAGAATGTAGTAGATAATGAGGTTAACCTGATTGCTTGTTTTATTAAAATTATGGTCGAATGTGAATGGAATTAAGAGACTGGCTGGATTCAATTTATTTTTCTAAGAAAGATCTTTCGGAAGATATTAATCAATATCCGCCTTTTATTATTAACCGGATGCTTTCTGGTAATATTGATACTGTTCTTTTTGCTAGTGAACTGAATGAAAGGTTCACTATGGACAAGGACATGCAATATAAGTTTCTTCTTTATGGAGTCCCAAAGAGAAAGAGATTTTCTAATTATTTGAAGAAAAACACCTTAGATAATCTTGATATTGTCAAGGCGTATTATGGTTATAATAATGAAAAGGCCTTAGATGCCTTGAAGTTATTATCCAAAGAACAGATTGTTTATATTAAAGAAAAGTTAAACGTTGGTGGAGTATAAATAATACATAATTCATTATTTTTGAGGAATTTATGGCTAATTATGAACTAAGTGGTCAATACATAAAATGGTCCCCGGATCTTATGGTAGAAGTGGAGCTGGAAACTCCAGACTCTTTTCTTCTTGCAAAAGAGACATTAACCCGAATGGGTGTTGCATCGAAATATAAAAAAGAGCTATACCAAACGGCTCATGTTCTTTATAAAAACGGAAAATACTATTTGGTGCATTTTAAATTTATGTTTGTTTTAGATAATCGTAGTGCAACAATTACGGTTAATGATCTTGAAAGGCTTCACGCGATTGCCCATCTACTTGATCAATGGGGGATCGTAAAAGTCAAAAATCCGGCCCAAATAGAAGATCGGGCTCCACTAAACCAAATCAAGATTCTTCCGTTTAAAGAAAAAGAATCATGGAATCTTGTAGAAAAGTACAGTATAGGGAAGAAAAAAGAGACTCCAGAAGTTCAATGATCCACACTAGAAGCACTTGACTTTTTATAAATAGTTCAGGCTACCCACCAATATCGTCGGCGCAAACACCCCCTTGACAAATCCCAAGGGGACGTGCTAAAATCAGAGGGTCCTCAACAGACCCTCTTTTTATGGAAATTAAAATTATACTATTCCCGAATAATCTCACTCTTATCGCCCAAATCGAAGAAGTCGTTCCAGATGAGATTGGAGATCCCACATGTAAGATTATAGAGCCTTTTGTAATAGACAAAGACTTTTTAACTCCCTGGCTACTCGATATAACGACTCAAAATTCGTTTATGATGCACCCGGATAAGTTTTTGACCATTGCCGAACCAAATGTTAATCTGCTTGCAAAATATAAAGAATTGATCAAATAATGTTCTATACCTCTGTCAAACAAATTGGAAATAGTGTTTATGAAAGGGGTTATGACGACTCGGGTGTTCCTTTCCATAGAAAATTAGACTACAGACCCACTTTCTACATTACATCAAATACTCCCTCAGAATGGAAAACACTAGATAATAAAAATGTATCCCCGATAAATCCAGGATCTATTAAAGAATGTCGGGAATGGTTGACGCAGTATAAAGACGTTGATAACATCTCAATCTACGGACATGAAACGGCCATTTATCAGTACCTATCCGAGCAATATCCTGAAGAGATTGAAGATTTCAATATCAATAAAATCCGGCTTTATACACTAGACATTGAAACCGCCGCCGAACTTGGAGGATTTCCTGAACCGGATATTGCCCAGGAAGAAATTCTCCTGATTACTATTCAGGATTATTCGACCAAAAAAATCTATACCTGGGGAAGTCGGCCTTTTTCTGAGGTAATGGATAATTATGTTTATCAAGAATGTGCCAATGAGGTTGATCTTCTTAATAAGTTTTTGACTTTTTGGGAGTCTAATTACCCTGATGTGGTAAGCGGATGGCACATTTTAGGATTCGATGTTCCATATATAATCAACC